AACTACGACCCGGTTCTGATTTCCCTGGTACGTCGCTCTATGCCAAACCTAATCGCATACGACATCGCTGGCGTGCAGCCAATGACTGGTCCTACCGGCCTGATCTTTGCACTGCGTTCCAAGTACGCTGTTGATCCTGCGAACACCGCAACCTGGACCGAAGCATTCTATAATGAAGCGGACACAGACTTCTCCGGTGCTGGCACACATGCTGGTACAACTGGTACTGCAAATACTGCTAACAACGGTACAGGCATGACCACTGCTGCGGCAGAAGCCCTGGGTGATGGTAACGGTACCGATTTCGCTGAAATGGCAATCGATATCCAGAAAGTATCCGTCACAGCTAAAAGCCGTGCCCTGAAAGCGGAATACACCACTGAACTGGCACAAGACCTGAAGGCTATCCACGGTCTGGAAGCTGAAACTGAGCTGTCTAACATCCTGACGGCAGAAGTTCTGGCTGAAATGAACCGCGAAGTTCTTCGCACAGTCTACAACACATCCGTACGTGGATCCAACACTGGTGTTACAACTGCTGGTCGTTTCGACCTCGACGTTGACGCAAACGGTCGTTGGAGTGTTGAAAAGTTCAAAGGCCTTATGTTCCAAATTGAACGTGAAGCTAACCAGCTGGCAAAAGACACCAGACGCGGTAAGGGTAATATCCTGATCTGTTCCTCTGACGTTGCATCCGCACTACAGATGACAGGCGCTCTGGACTATAACCCAGCACTGACCAACAACCTGGGTGTTGATGACACAGGCAACACATTCGCAGGCGTTCTGCGCGGCGGCATGAAAGTCTACATCGACCCATATGCGGCAGGTAACTACATGGTTGTAGGCTATAAGGGCACCAGCTCTTTCGACGCCGGCCTGTTCTACTGCCCATACGTTCCACTACAAATGGTTCGTGCAATCGGTGAGAACAGCTTCCAGCCAAAAATCGGGTTCAAGACTCGCTACGGCATGGTTGCTAACCCATTCTCCCGCGGCGCAACTGAGTCTGACGGTAGCCTTGTTGCTAACACCAACGTATACTACCGCCGCACACTGGTCGACAACATTCTATAAGAAATCGGGACAACCGATCGTTACTAGGGAGCCTTTCGGGGCTCCCTTTCTTTTTGCATAAATACCTGCGGAGGTACACAATGTCAACAAACTTTCTTTCTGCACTAGAATTTGATTTCACGATTAAAAGACTACCTAACGTTTCGTTTCAGGTACAATCAGTAACACTGCCTGGATTGTCTCTTGGAGTCACGGAGCAGCCGACACCGTTCAAGAACATTCCTTTGCATGGTGACAAGCTTACCTATGACGAATTGACACTCTCCATTAAATTGGATGAGGACATGCAGGCCTGGGAAGAAATCTATGATTGGATGATTGGAATTGGTAAACCAGACGATTACACACAACACGCTAGTTTAGTTGCATCGGATGACGGTATCTATTCGGACGCGTCCTTGATTGTCATTTCTAACAACAGGATTCCTAATCGTGAATTTACGTTCAAGAACATGTTTCCAGTGTCTCTTGCACCTATCACATTAGACACAAGATCGCCAAACGTGGAGTATGTTGTCCTTGATATTGGCTTTAAATATCAATCATATAGCATCAAAAAGACTTGAAAAATCCCTCTATTTGTGATACAGTTTTATACATTTTGAACGGAGGAATTTATGACCATAGACGAAATCCACTCTGAGTGGGCCAATGACTCCAAGCTGAATCCACTGGATCTGGTGGGAGCAACAGTCCAAACACCAAAACTTCACCACAAATACCTGATGGTCCTACTCGAATACCGAAAGAAGAACCGAATTCTTAGGAACAAGCTTGCTCAACTGAGGCGGCTTAAACAGGAATATTATTCGGGCGTAATGCCGAAGGCGGATATGGACGAATTAGGTTGGGAACCATTTCAACTGAAAATCCTCAAACAGGATATGTCTAAATATATCGACCAAGACAATGATGTAATTAAACTAACATCTATGATAGGCGAAGTGGAAGAAACGATCTTCCTTTTGGATGAAATTTTGAAACAATTGCATTCACGAGGATTTCAAATCAGACAAATGATTGATTGGATCAAATACGAAAACGGCGCCTAATACAATGAGGATATTATGGCGCAAATACATGCTAAAAAGATCAATGAGGTGTTTATTCAGATAGTCGCTGATCCAGACATCCTAATCGACCTCAGGGATCAATTCACATTTTGGGTACCAGGCTATCAGTTTATGCCTTCATACCAGAATAAAATGTGGGACGGAAAAATCAGACTGTTGAATCTAATGACAGGTCAGATTTATGCCGGACTTCTCCCAAAAATTTACCAATACGCAAAGCAAAGAAATCTATCATTTTCGATGGATGAATCCCTGTATCCTAACTCCGATATCACGGACCAAATGGTGCAGGATTTCATTGATGATCTGGGCACTTCCTTTGAAGCCAGGGACTATCAATTCAAAGCTGTTGCACATGCCGCAAAGTTTAACCGAGCACTGTTCCTGTCCCCAACGGCATCAGGTAAGTCATTCATCATCTGGCTTCTAACCAGATTTCACACGGAACAAGACCGGAGAGTTCTGGTAATCGTGCCTACCGTAGCACTTGTTAAGCAGATGGTGGGCGACTTCAAAGAATACAACAACGACACTCCAGAAGACTGCCACATGATCTCCGCTGGAGCAAGCAAGTCCTCAAACAAACAAATTACGGTCACAACCTGGCAGTCGGTGTACAAGATGAAAGCTGCGTGGTTTAATCAGTTTGATGCTGTCATAGGCGACGAGGCGCACAACTTCAAATCCAAAGCACTTATCCACATTCTGGAAAACACTCCCAATATCAAGTACAGATTTGGATTCACTGGAACACTTGACGGCTCAAAGACCAACAAGCTTGTTCTTGAAGGACTGTTCGGCTCCGTTGTGAATGTCGAGAAAACTAAAAATCTAATCGACAACGGCACATTGGCAGACTTCGACACAATTCAGGCAATCAACCTTCAATACTCCGACGCAGATCGAAAACACGTTGCAAACAAGTGCAAGAAATACCAGGAGGAAACAGACTGGCTGGTAGCGTCTGAGGAACGTAATAAATACATATGTAAGCTTGCCCACAAAGTACCAGGTAACACTCTTGTTCTAGTGAACTATGTGGAAAAACACGGCGATGTCCTAGTGGAAATGCTAAAGAAAACCGGCGACAAACCAGTTTTCTATATCCACGGAAATGTGGACGTAAATGAGCGTGAAGAAATCTGTAAAAAGATCGAAGACCTGGAAGAATGCATTTTGGTAGCATCATTCGGATCATTCGCAACAGGTTCCAACGTCAAGCGTCTGCACAATATGATTCTAGCTTCCTCAACCAAATCTACCATTCGACTGCTTCAATCAATTGGGCGAATTCTGAGACGAGGAAATGGCAAGGAAAAATCAACCTTGTATGATATTGTGGATGACCTACGGTGGAATAGTCGAGAAAATTACGGCATCACCCATTTCATTGAAAGAACCAAAATTTACGATGAGCAAGGTTTCAAATACAAAATTCAAAATGTGGAGCTAAAATGATTGTCAACATCAAACTGAAAGACGGCTCTGATCTAATCGGAGAATTTCTTGAAGATGTACAAGGTGAGGAAGGCAGCAAGTGCCTCCTCAATCCCATCAAAGTAGGTTTTGATCACAACCATTCCATGACAATTGTTATGTATGGTGTATTTGCCAAGGATGGCAAAGTCACAATTCCTAAAAGTGAATACGTATATGCCGCAGAAGCGTCTGACACTGCCATAGAGAAATATGCCTCTGTGCTTGAACAGATGGTAGGAGACGATGACGACACATACTACCAAAGTAACTATATTAACTAGTTTTTCTAGGCGTTAAAGCCATTCTACCATAGTTTGGTATACGTGTCAAGTAAAAAGTTTGAAAATCGATAAGTGGTTGACAAATAAGACAAAATACTGTAATAATATGATATATCCATCTGGAGGATACAATGACAAAAAGAAAAAAGACCGAACATTATGTTCACAATCCAGACTTTGTTGCCGCTTTGCTAGAATATCAAAAAGAGTGTAGTGAGGCCGAGGCCAAAGGTCTGGAACAACCACAAATTCCAAATTACATCGGTGAATGCATTTTGATGATTGCCACACGTCTATCGACTGCGGGTAATTTCTGTAACTATTCATACCGAGACGAAATGATTTCGGATGGCGTGGAGAATGCCATTAACTACGGCATCAAAAACTTTAATCCCGAGAAAACAAACAACGCTTTTGCCTACTTTTCCCAGATTATGTACTGGGCCTTTGTCCGTAGAATCAAAAAGGAAAAGCGTCAAGTTTACATCAAACATAAGGTCACACAAAATGCGGTAATCACTGGCATGGCTGTCCAACATTCTGAGTTTTCAGACAACGGCGGTGCCGATTTCATTGAAATGGATAACGATTATATGAATGACTTTGTGGAGAAATACGAGAAAGATTTGGAAGACAAGAAGGCCAAATCTAGTACCAAAAAAGGTCTTGAAAAACTGATTGATGACACATGATCCAGATTCCCTAAAAGTTCAAATCAAATATTACCTAGATCAACTAGATAAGCCATTCCCTTCGACCTCTTCTGCCTTATTAGAGGTCCTTGAGCGAATGAACAGGTCTGGCTTTTTGACCGCCGATGAGTTGCAATATTTGAAGGAACACGGAATCAATGGAGTAAAGAAGGATGCATAATGAAAATTGCCATTATCACAGATCAACACTTTGGTTGCAGAGGCGACAGTGATCTTGTGGCTAAACACCACAAAAAGTTTTATGAGAATGTATTTTTTCCAACTTTGGAAAAACGAGGAATCACAAGGATTCTCGATTTAGGTGACACATTCCACCGACGTAAATTTATCAATTACAATATGTTGAAATTCTGGAAGGATTCGTATTTCGATGCTATCCGCGATCGGGATATGGAACTTCACATGATTGTTGGTAACCACACGGTATATTACAACAACACAAACGAGGTCAACTCAGTTTCGCTGCTACTCCGGGAGTATGAGAATATTAGCATTTATGAGGAAGAACCTGTTGAACTCCAATTTGAGCGAGGTTCTAAAATTCTCATGGTTCCGTGGCTCAACCGGGAGAACATGGAAAAATCCCTAAAAATCATGAATGAGACCAAGGCTCCTGTTTGTATGGGACACTTTAACATTGTCGGCATGCCAATGATGCCTGGTAGAATTTGTGACCGAGGCCTTGACCAATCTGTGTTTGACAAATTCTCGGTTGTCTATTCAGGACACTTTCACCATCCGTCTGAGTACAATCAAATCAAATATCTCGGTGCTCCGTACGAAATGGACTGGGGAGACTGTGGTGGAAAGCGTGGCTTTCATATTTTTGACACCGAAACTTTTGAGCTGGAATTCATTGACAATCCACACAAAGTGTTCTATAACGTCAACTACGACGGTTCCGATTTGACAATCGAAAGCCTAGACACTCTGGACCTAGATGTCCTAGAGGACACATATGTCAAAATCCTTGTCAAGGATAAAGGTGACCCATATGTGTTCGACCAATTCATAGACAAGTTGACGAATGCGAGAATTGCCGATGTGAAAATCATCGAGGAATCTCCTATGGCAGGTTTGCAGGAGGAAGACATCGTATCTGAGGCCGAAGACACTCTTACGATTATCCACAAGTCGGTCGATGGTCTGAAAACTAACGTGTCAAAACCGAACGTCAAAACTCTCCTAACAGATTTGTACAATGAGGCAATCAATCTATGAACCTAATTTTCAAGACATTGCGGTATCGGAATATTCTGTCTTCTGGTAACGTTTGGACGGAAATCAATCTAGATTCCAAGAAACCAACACTTATCATTGGTGATAACGGCGCAGGGAAATCCACGATCTTGGATGCCCTTGCGTTTGTTCTTTATGGTAAACCTTTTCGAGAAATTCGCAAGCCTCAGCTCCTAAATTCAATCAATGGTCGCGATTTGATGGTTGAACTGGAATTTGAATCAAAAGGTGTTGCCTACAAAATTTGCCGTGGCATGAAACCAAACGTGTTCGAGATTTTCAAAGAAGGAACTCTGATCAACCAGGAATCGACAGTGAAAGATTACCAGTCCCTCCTGGAGCAGAATATCCTTCGAATGAACTTCAAGACCTTTGGTCAAATCGTGGTGCTGGGTAGTTCCACCTTTATTCCATTCATGCAGCTAAAACCTGGTCCGCGCCGAGAGGTCATCGAAGACCTGTTGGACATCGAAATTTTCACCACGATGAACTGGCTCCTCAAGGACAAGATCAACAAAAATCGAGACGAAATCAAAGAGGACCAGTACAAGATCGATCTAGCCAAAAACAAGATCGATATGACCAAACAGCACACCGAGGAACTGAAAGAGGTCCACCGAAAGCGTGTCGCCGAAATCAAGCAACTTATGAAAGACGGTGTTAAAAAAGTTGAAGACCTTCGAGATGAGGGAAATCAGTTAGAATCCGAATTCATGGAATTGATGGAATGGATCCAAGAAACCAATTTCAGGTCTAGGTTGTCTGAGGCCTCTGGACAAAAAATGCTTGCGCAGGATGATGTGGACGATCTTAAAAAAGAAATCGCATTTTACACAGATCACGAAAACTGTCCAACATGTTCGCAGGAACTTGAACCAGGTTTCACCAAACGAATGATCACAGACAAAACCGAACGTCTGAAAAATTGTGAGTCTAGTCTAAAATTCTGGTCTGAGAAAGTTGCAGAATATGAGGAACTGGTAGGCAATCTTGAAGTTAAGGAAAAAGAGCTTGAAAATCTGAAAATCCAAAGGCATGTTAATCGGTCTGCCCAGAAGCAGGAAATGCGGGCCATGATCCGTCTTAAAGGTGAAATGGCGGAAGTTCAAGCCAAGATTGATGAGCCAATCGATGCCAATCTCGAGGAGTTGACGGAGGCACTGCGTTCTTTGATTAAGACGTACAACACCAACAAAGAGACTTCCGACGTCCTGCGGGTAGCCCAATCGCTCCTGAAAGATGGTGGCATCAAGTCAAAGATCATCAAACAATACGTCCCAATCATTAATCAGCTGGTCAACAAATACCTGACTGACCTGGACTTCTTTGTACAGTTTGAGCTGGACGAGGAATTTAGTGAAACAATCCGTAGCCGATATCGCGATGACTTCTCCTATTCGTCATTCTCCGAAGGTGAGAAAGCCAGGATTGACATGGCTTTGATGTTGACTTGGCGGGCTGTGGCCAGAATGCGTTCGGCATCTTCCTGTAATCTCCTGATTTTGGATGAAGTATTTGATGGCTCGCTTGATCACTCCGGTATCGACAATCTCCACAGTATTCTGGCCGCAGTTGGCGACGATTCAAACATTTTTGTGATTTCACACAAAGGCGACCAGATCGCAGACAAGTTTGACCGAGTCCTTAAATTTGAGAAACGTAAAAATTTCTCGGTTGTCACCGAACAGTAAGGTATTGACAAACAACGTAAAAAACGATAGGATATGTGATGAATAAAAAAGTAAAAGAAAGCACAGAATATCAGAGTTTTGAGGGGGTCAAGGTGGAAACACCAAAGGCTCCCGTTCTACCAACATTCGACTCTCCTGAGGATGATGTTGTGTGGAAAAAGGGTGTGGAAGTCTCTGAAAAGGACTATCACCAGAAAATCACGGTATCGTTTAGAAACTCGGAAGATTTTGAGGAATTTCAAGTTCTGATCGGACAGGCAATTCCACATAAAGTCAACGAAATATGGCATCCTGAGGTGCCGAAGGACAAACCCACGTTATCATCGTTTTTTAGCGACGATACTGTTGAGGTTGTTCCGTACAAAGTAAAGCCGAAACGAGTGAAATCTAAGGTTCAACTGGATGTTGATATCGAGGAAAAGAAAGACCCTAACCACTGGACATATCATTGGCTTGGCATGCCTGAGTTTGTTCAAGAGGATAATCCTCCAGCAAGAAAGTTCACCGCGTATTTCCGAAATGAGGAGGACTTCAAGGAATTCCAGTCACTCATTGGTCAAGAAATGACGAACAAGACTAAATCGATCTGGCATCCAAAACTCGACAGAACCGCAAATTCCAGACTTAGGTGGATTGAAGAATGAAAACGTTAGTCATCGTCGCACAGGCCCACAAGAATGAGGGTTCGACCAAGAAACACGTCACTGGCGGAATCGAAAAGTTCTCGGCTGACGTTGCAGACGTCCTAGACAACTCGGTTTTGGTGTATATTACGACCGAAGATAAGGCGGCTCGCAGGACAAAATCTGTTGTCCAAAAGGCAATCTCCGATCACAATCCTGATGTTATCATCATGAATGATCCTAACCACGCGGTCTACACGCTTTCGTTTGACATTCCAACTATTTTGGTATATCATGAAGGGTTCTTCCGTGACCCAAGAATTCTCACCCACGGTGAGACATTGAAACGCCTTATTGATCGAGGCGTCCACCTATATTTCGTATCCAAGCCTCAGGAAGAATATCACCGAATGCGGTGTAAGCAACTGAACGGATACGACTTTGGCCCTAGCAAGGGCTATATCAATTCATCCTATTGTCCAGATCATTATTCTCCGTCTAAGAAACGGCCACATGAATGTGTGACCGTCGGCAGGACAGACGTGACCAAGGACCCATTTCTTCTCCATAGATTGGGTGAACCGACTGGTATGGAAACTCTGGTATTGACCAACAAACCAGTTTACAAATCAGACACGCAAAATGCCTACGTTACCAAGAATGCAGACTGGAAGTATCCACAAGACACCCGGCGCAATCTGGAGCATCAGGAGGTTATGACCATGCTTTCTCATAGCAAGACATACCTGTCCACTTGTCCAGTTGAGTCCTGGGGCATTACCGCGATGGAAGCAGCCGCCCATGGTCTACCTCTTATTTTGAACAGTCAAAATGGTTCCCACGCGTCGGAGTTTATTGTACCGGAGCCTAAATACTGCAAGCTGATCGATAAAACCATAACAGCCGAGGACTTTGCCCTCATAGTCAAAAGCATGGCACTTTCTTATGATGAGTCGGTGGAATTGTCCGACAGAACAAAAGAACTGCACTCCAAGGCCAAGTGGAAGCAAAATCTGGAAAAGATGGTTGATCGCGCAAATTCAGAACACAATCAACACAAGGGACTTATGAAGTTTTTCCTATGACCAATCCAAAACATCCAGTTTATATCGTGTCCAAGGGTCGAAGCGATTCCATGGTCACCTCAAAATCCCTAAATCGAATGAAGGTTCCTCACTACATCGCCATTGAGCCACAAGATTGGGAACCTTATACGCAGGCCTTGAAAGATTTTGGCCTGGAGTATGCAACACTCCTTGAGCTACCTTTCTCAAATCACGGCAATGGTCCCGGTCGCGCACGGAACTGGTGCTGGGATCACTCTATCAGCATTGATGCAGAATACCACTGGGTGTTAGATGACAACATTTTTGATTTCTATCGCCTGCACGAGAATAAGCGCATCCGAGTGGAGTCTGGAGCAATTTTCCGTGCTGCCGAGGACTTTGTTGAGCGATATGAAAATGTTCCTGTTTCTGGCTTCCAGTACAGGTTCTTTATTGCTCCGAACAGCAAATATCCACCGTTTGTGACAAATACTAGAATTTATTCCACATTGCTTATTCGAAATGATTGCAACCATCGCTGGCGAGGTCGGTACAATGAAGACACGGACCTTTCGTTGCAAGTCCTAAAAGACGGTGATTGCACAGTCCAATTCAATGCTTTCATGCAAGGCAAGGCGGCCACACAAACTCTTAAAGGTGGCAACACCGAGGAGTTTTATCACGCGGAAACTCTGGACGAAAACGGCAACACTGTCCAAACCAAAGACGCAAACAAGTTCCTGTGGAACGATGGTGTAAACGCTGCTGGTACAATCAACAAATCCCAGATGTTGAAGGATATGCATCCCGACGGTCCGGTGAAGCCGGGTGGATCTGATCTTGTCACCGTTGTGTGGAAGTACAAGCGTTGGCATCACCACGTGGATTACACGCGCTTCAAAGGTAATTTGTTGAAACTAAAGCCGGGTGTTGTTCTTCCTAAAGGTGACAACAATTACGGCATGAAACTAATCACCAACTATGGAGTGGAAGATGAGCCGACCTGAACTTGGATGGTATGGTGAACAGATTGTTAAACATGTCCTAGAATCAAAAGGACATGTGGTTGAGACTGCCAAAGACTTATATGATTCAGAAAAGGATCTCAAAGTCAATGGCAAATCGGCTGAGGTGAAGACCATCCAGCTTTATCGAAAACAAAATCTTTGCTCAATTCGACAACACCAAATAGAGAAATGCACGAATGTTGACTATCTGTTTTTCGTGCTGACGCCAGATGACTACGGCAGAAATTTTATTGAGGTCGTGGGTTATCCTAAATGTTGCCGATATTGGATAGAGTATAAGACATCCCACCGACATATGTTCGGTCTTAAATTGTCAAATTCCTATTCTGTGGAAAAGATTTACGACGATAAGTTGGTTGACAAAATGAGGAGGCTAACATATACTCAATATTGATGAAAGTCGTCCGAGGTGTGAAGTACCAGGATGCACAAATCTAGCACAAAATACCAACACGAGAGCTAACCCAAGATGGCGAAAGTCTAAGTGGGTTCGCGAGGAACACGGCTCTCCAAACGGTTATGTGTGCCAGTCCCACCACGCAATGCGTTACGACATGGGAGACTGGATTTATAAACGATATCGCAAAGAATTCTGCGAAAATACTGATGGTAGAATCGGCTTCACATGCACGGCATCTATCATCGAACCTAGGCTACAGTTGGACGTCGACCATAAGAATGGTGACAGCGCGAACAATGAGCCAGAAAATCTCCAAACATTATGTAAAAATTGTCACTCGGTGAAGACCAATTGGAATAGGGATTGGGCTACACCTGGTCGCAAGACTATTCGTGAAAGGAATAAAGTTGAGCAGGAAAGCAACCAACAATCTTGAAAAGGATCACTGGATTATCGACTTCGAAACAATGGGTCAGGACGTTCTGGAAATGCCTGTCATTGATGCCGCATATCATCGATTTACCTGGTCCAGATTTACAAGTCGAAATCCTTATACCTGGTCCGAACTTATTGAAAATATTTCCGTGTCAAAGGCAGATATTAAAGAGCAGGTTTCGGATTACGGTTATAAATACACAAAGCGGGACCTGGAATGGTGGTTAGGTCAAGGACCAGAAGCAAAATCTAAGATCAAGCCTTCGCCTAACGACTTGACTTTAAAAGATTTTTGTGCTAAAGTGATGGCACATATTGAAGAAAATGAGGTTGGGTTCTGGTGGAGCCGAGGTAACTCATTTGATCCAGTAATTCTCCATCGTATCATGCGCGACACAGGCAATTTAGAACGTCTTAATGAGGCGCTTAAATTCTGGTTGGTCAAAGACACTCGGACCCACATCGGGGCCAAGTTCGATTATGGCATGTATGATGGATTTGTTCCCGTACCAAACACAGAAACCTGGAAAGAGCAATTCAAGGGTCATATCAGTACCCATGACGTTGCAGCGGACATTCTAAGGCTCCAGAGAATTGCTAGAGCCGAGAATGATCTTCCAGAGGTTATTATGGAGTGAAAATGACAGAAAAGAAAATGCGTGGCGAAGGTCAGACTTACGAAAAATCTGATTCTGGTGCCATGAGAGAATCCCTAGGTGTTCCGTACTTCCGACAGGTTCCACTCGAGGCTGTAGCCGCAGGCGCCGCAGCACTCGAATATGGAGCTAAGAAGTATGCCCACCGAAACTGGGAAAAGGGACTTCCCCACCAGCAAATGATCGACAGCTTGAAACGTCATATTGATGACTATGAGCGTGGTCATGACCACGATGATGGTCCAGGAGGCTCAAATATGCACCAGGTGTGTATGATTATGGCCTCAGCAATGATGCTGACTGCATCCGTCATCCGAGGCATTGGTGAAGACGACCGTATGCCTCCTACATCATCGGAAGCACTTACTGCAAAGCAATGTGGTAAATGGATGAATGCACAACTGAGCCGAACATATGAGGATGAACATAACGATGGCGGATAAGATCAAACCTATTACCGAAATGCATATCACGCCAGAGGCTTTGTCCGGCAAGAAACTTATGGTGGCAACACCCATGTACGGTGGACAATGCGCAGGCATTTTCACCAAATCTACCAACGATCTTTGTACGGCTGCAGCCAAATTTGGCATCGATGTTGAATTTTACTACCTGTTCAATGAAAGTCTGATCACGCGCGCAAGAAACTATTGCGTGGATGAATTCCTGCGTTCCGACTGCACACACCTTTTGTTTATCGACTCTGATATTGGCTTCACGTATCGAGACGTGTTTGTTCTGATGCACCTGTGTGAGGACGGCATGGATGTTGTGTGTGGACCATATCCAAAGAAGACCATCGCTTGGGAGAAAATCTACAACGCGGTGCAGCACGGATACGGCTCCCAAAATCCGTTCGAGCTTGAAAATTTCGTTGGTGATTTTGTGTTCAATCCAGCCGAAAATATTACCGAATTTCGTATTGACACTCCGGTAGAAATCAGAGAAGGTGGCACTGGATTTATGATGATCCACCGAGGCGTATTTGAAAAATATGCCGACGAATATCCTGACTTGAAATATACTCCGGATCATGCTAGAACTGAACACTTTGATGGTTCTCGCCAAATCACTGCGTTCTTTGATACCGTGATTGATCCAGAGACCAATCGATACCTCTCCGAAGATTACATGTTCTCTTATAATGTCCGTAAAATGGGCATGTCCGTTTACATGTGTCCTTGGATGCACCTCAAACATTTTGGCAGTTATGGCTTCGGCGGGTCGCTTGGCGCACTCGCCTCGGTGGGCTCTAGTCCTACCGCCACGCAAGAGTCCAACAAGAAACATTACGCCAAGAAGCCTAGCAAAAAACCGGCCCGTAAATAAGGAACATATATCATGAAATTTAGCAGTGGCACTATGGACGTTTTGAAGTCCTTCGCAACAATTAATCCAGGCATCATCTTCCAGGAGGGAAATCTTCTCCGAACTATTTCTCCTCAAAAGGACGTTATGGCAACTGCAAAGGTGGAAGACACCTTTGTGGGTCGTGCCCCGGTTTATGATCTGTCTCGATTCCTGGCATGTATCAATATGATTGGTGATGCCGATATTGAGTTTGGAGAGGAGCAATTTGTCATCAAGTCTGGCAGATCGCGTTCAATCTATCGATACGCTTCCGAGAGCGTGGTGGTAGCTCCTCCTGCGACGGACTTTGCTGGAAAGTTCTCAAACAAGATTGCGGAATTTGCGGTAAGCTGGGCAGACATTGATCAGACAATGA